TATTCAATAAAGTTACCATAGAACACCTGGATGCCGTTACCGCTGAACAGATTCTACCCTTAATTCTGAAAGAGATGGCTGCAAAACCTAAAGGCTCTGAGCAACCATTAGAAATTGGACAACGTGTAAAAGATAGTAGGGGCAATGTGGGTATCGTTGCTGATGTGAAATTCAAAAACGGAAAGCCTATGTTCGGTGTCCGGTGGGAAGGTATCCGTACAAAAGGTAAACTACCTGAGAATATCACAGCCGACAAATTAGAAGTGGTGCCGGAAGGTGCAATAGTACCTTCTCGAAAATTGAAAACTCAAAAGGAAGAGACCAGCAAAATTCAATCTGCTGCCGGTTATATTGAGAAAACAGGCATTGACCTTTCGCAAGATTATAACCTTCGTGAATTAAAACAGGAAAGCTCGTTTGTTGCACGTTTGCATAAAGCTGGTGCTGATCTTCCCGATGTGTGGGCGCAAAGGTTAATTGACGAAGGATGGGTTGGTCCGGATTTCACCGGCGATGAACTTGTTAAAATGATAAAAAATGGCAGTATCCGTGAATTATACCCGCCTGAAAAACGGGATGCCATGATCGAACAATCACAACAGGAGGCATTATATGAACACCTCAAAGGGCAAGCAGCAGACGCAGGTATCGACCTTAACACCGGAGAAGCGATCCAGGCTACAGGAGATATTAAGGACGAATTTGAACAAGAGATTAGAGGCCTCGGGCTTGACGCAGCTAGCGAAGAAGCCAATCTTGGAATCCTCAATGAATTTTTCGATGAGTTAAAAGCACAGCAGGAAAAGGTCAAAACTCCTAAAGGTGCATTTGAAAATGCAGAAATTGAAGGCGCTGAATTCCATAAAACCTTTAATCTTGCAAATCCCGAAGGTGAGTTTGAAAAGTCTGTAGGTGAAAACCTGTCACCCAATGAAGAGATGTTCCCCAAAGGTCATTCAGATGATGATATCCGTTTTATGCGTAAGCGAATTCTTCCTGCACAAATGGAAGAGGGTTACGCAAAAGAACAGGCAGACATCTATGGTGTGAGATTTGATGGCATGTATGGGGGATATGGTGGGAAAAAGTATCCTTCCTTTACTGACCCGGTTACAGACGGTTCTTTTATCCCACAAGAAGGTGAAACTGTGGGCGAGGCTTTAGAAAGAATCAGAAATTCATGGCAAATGGCAAAAAAGATAAGACTGCAACGAGAAAGCAAAGCTCCTCGGGGTACAGACGTTGTTTACGGTGAAGGTTTCTATGATGCCAAATATAAAGATATGAAAATTGGCAAAGAACCTAAAAATATTATTAAGAAGGAAGATAGCCCATTAGGATTAAAAGAAATTACCAGCAAGCCAGATAAAAATACCGACGTTATCAATCTTTTTGAAGGTGATAAAAACATAGGAGGGATTTCTAAAGTTACAAATCCTATTTCTGGGGAAGAGCGTATTGGTGAAATCTATCTTGACCCTCAGTATAGAGGTATAGGTCTTGCTCAATATCTCTATAATAAATTTCCGGCTACACCTTTAGGGAAGGCTGCAACTGATGCAGCAATCCAAGCAAAGATTAAAGCAGATACGATGCAAGCCCGTTGGATGAGGGGCCCCGGCTATGGTGCCAACTACGGCAGACAGGCAGAAGAGTTTAAGCCTTTGGTGAAAGATGTTGTTGATAATTATATGCCAGGTCTTGATGGACATTACGAAGTTCTCCAGACTGCAAATGAAATACCCAACATCGGTCTTCGTGTCAGAGTGATGGCCGAAGCTGATCCTCGGCAGGTGAAGGCTTATTATGATCCCGCTGAAGATAAATTCTATTTAATAGCTGACCATCTTAAGAATCCTAAAGAAGCTATCGAAGCGGTTCTAGAAGAGGGTTTCCATAAAGGTATCCGTACAGTCTTCAATAAAAGTGAAGAAATGGATAACTTCCTCAAGAGGGTTTATGGCTTTTATGGAGAAGATAAAATTAAAGCAGCTTTGGAAGAGCACGGTTATGATTTCGACTGGACCAAGCCCGAAGATCAAATCGCAGCTGCTGAAGAAATGCTTCCAAAATTGCAATTCGATAATCCTTCTTTGTGGCAGAAGTTTGTCGATTACGTTACAAACCTTGTAAAGGATATTGGGCAAAAATTGGGATTTGAAGTTCGGTTTGATGAAGATGATATCAGGCGAGTGATGAATAAAATTGATGCCAACTTGGGCAAACCTGCTGAAGCCAGATTGATGGTTGGACGTGATGATGTACCGTTACAACTTAGAATTGCTGATTATCCCAATGAACTTAAAAAAATGCTCTTAGGTGCCAAGGATATAATCCGCAATCCGGAGCTTACACCAGAAGCCAAGGGTATTGTTGCAGAACTGGATAAGCAGGTCAAAGCCTTTGATGAAAAGGCATATTCACGATGGCGTACCGTTGGGTCTAGGCCATTCTGGGATGCCCTTGCACATCCAAAAACTTGGGGACCGGCATGGAAGATTTTTGGTGAACAACGACCTGAAAATCGTTCTAGGGTGAACCATGAATTATTCAGATTACAGCAACACTACATGAACTTGAAGGACCCGGAAGCCTTCAAACGGGTTAACCTTGCTTTGGTGGCCGCTGATGCATATCGGGAAAAGATCCCTGGGTTGACCGATGCAGAACGTGAAGAAATGAGCAAGATAAATCGCATTCCTGACAGCGCCTTAAAACGTGGCTTAAGGTTATATGGTGAAACTGTGCAGATGGATGATGCTCAACTTCAGGCTTATGCAACCCAACGTGAAGCGCTGGATTATATGTTTGAGAAGAACCTGGAACACATTGAAGACCAGATCGTCAGGGATTTCAAAAAGTCTGCCTGGTATAACATGCTTCTGGCTGCTCACGGGATTGTTGATAAAGAAGCCTATATGCGGCTTGGCGCTCAAGACCTGCCGATGATAAGCCAGGCAAATGCAAAAGATATGCGTATTAAGGTTGGCCAGGTGTTCAAGAATCTGGATAAGCAAATTGAAGGGTTGACTTCCGATCAGCTGAACCGCTTGACTAAAACATATCAAGACACATATGCGTTACTTGAGACCGGTATCAAAGGCGTGAAGGAGGTTGTGAAAGAACAAACAGGTTTAGAAGGGGAAGATCTTACTAAATTCTCTCAAGAGCTTGTGACCGCATACCTGCGCACACGACCACATATGAAAGCTATATCCGATGCCCGTAAGAATTTTCGTGAAAATCCTTTCTATATGCCCAGGGTTAGATCGAAAGGTGATTGGGCTGTGCAATTATGGAAAGATGATGAGAACCCGGAGACTGGAGCCATCACATCAAATAAGGTATGGGAAGATTTTCATCCCGGTGGGCAAGCTGCCAAGCTGATCAATCGCATCTATAATGAAAAAGACATCCATGGTATGCCCGAGTACACCGAAAATGGCAAACTAAAAGAAGGCTATCGCATTGTTCAGGATAAGCAAAAACGTACCCCTGAGTGGGCGTATGAGCATACCAATGACGTTAACACTTTCACCATAGTAAATAATGCCATCGACAGGATACGTCTCGAAGGGGCTGCTCCTGAAGAGGTAGACAGATTGAAAGATCAGTTGGTACAAACTATTGGAGAAGAGATCCTTGCAAGGGGATGGGGCCATGGCGTTGCTCGTCTTGGTACGCTGGTGAAAGGTTATGAAACTAATGACCTCGTCAATGTGTTTAAGGGTTATACTTCTGGACTGTCTGGTAAGATGACCAAGCAGATTGCAGCCAGGGATTTTATTGAACATATGCAATGGGTAAAAAAGAACTATAACGATCCATTATTGTATGAATCCCTTGCAAAGTATGGACGTGACAATCTCCGGAATCCGTCTGAGGCTGATCGAGCAGTTAATTGGTATCGGCATTTGAGTTTTCTCTGGTATTTGGGTGGGTTGATCCGAGCTCCGTTGCTACATTTTTCAGCCAACTACACGTGGGCTATGCCAGAGTTGAATAGCTATATCAGAGAACAAAATAAAGAATTGAAGAAAGCTGGTTTTGGAGCTGCTGATCTTAGCGGGTTTAGCGCCTATCATAAATCCATGGGTGACATTGCACGGTTTGTGGGCACTAAGACATTCTTGAAAGGTGAACAAGCTCTAGTAGATATCGACTTTAGCAAACTACCAGCTGATGGACCTATTACAGGAGATTTGCGTTCTGCCTTCCTGCATGATCTGATGATTAGTGGTATCGGAAGAGCGCAGTTTGTTGACGATATTATTCGGCCCACGATGGCAAATGCTCCAAAAGCATTTAAGACTTTTTCTGATTTTATGGTAAGGCCGTTTCAATCCATTATAACATTTAACCGTTTAGCTGCCGGTGATGCAATGTTCAGGACTGCCTATAAAATAAATGAAAAAAGAGGTATGGCACCTGAAAAAAATCTTCAGGAATCGGCAAGGGAGGCTATCAGTTATGTTTACCGTACCCAAGGGGCTTTCCACAGGGCTAATTATTCTCCACTTGAAAGTGGCGGAGGCCTTCCGTCAGCGTTTATCCGGGGAGCTCTCACATTTAGAAGTTTTATGCACCAATACGTGCTCTGGATGCAAAGAGCTATCGGCAAAAAAGACTTTAGAGCTGTTGGTGAATCCCTTGCCTGGACAATCGGATGGGGTGGACTTATGGCTTTCCCGTTTGCCAAAGATATTCTTGATGTCATCACCAAACACATGGGGTACAACCCCACTGAAGCTATAAGAAAAAAGCTGAAAGAATATGGTGGGGACACCATGGAACAGGTTGGTATGACAGGATTGCCATCATTGATGGGATTTAAGGCTTTGTCCCATCCAGCTATCGGTATACCATTTGTCGGGGAGAACCCTTTCCAGAGTATCACTGGATCAGGCGGCAGTCTTGTGCAAGGCGAAGGTCGGGCATGGCAAGCTATGTTACGTGGAGATTGGGCTGGAGCAGCCGGCTATGGGGCTCCTCAGTTTGTATCTGCACCATTTACGGCTTTACGTCAATCTGAATTGGGTAAAGATGTTTTTGGTATGCAAGGGTTTGCTACTACACCTCACGGAAAACCTATTTTTGGACCAGATGGAAGGCCCATGCAATACACCGCGGGTGAAACAGCAGCCAAAATGATCGGTCTATATCCAACAAGACCCACGGAAGAAGCTGCTCGCCATCATGAGGTTACTGAGATTGAAACACACTTTGTGCAAAAGCGTCAAGAGATTGCAGATGCTTATCGGGTAGCAAAAAATTCAGGCAAAAAAGATGCAATGTCCACGCTAATGAAAGACATCAAAGAATTCAACGAAGATCTTAAGCAAAAAGGCGCTGATACTTTAATCCCAAAGTTAAATTTATCTAGCGTACTGAAATCTAGTACACTTACGCCTACTTCAAAGCAGAAAAAGGAGCAAAAATATTTGGAAGGAAATTTCATATCTGAGGCTAAGGGAGGCTAACATATGGATAATCTTTCCAAGTTGACATTGGCAGTACGAGATTACGGTTTGTTTATGCATCTGGCACAGGACTGTGCAAGGGAATATAAGGAAATCCTTTACTATGTTCCGTGGGAAGGATCTTATCCTACTACTGATAAAGCCAATATCGGTGTGGGGGTCCCGGGGCTGACTAGAGTCTATGACTGGCATGAAGCGGTCCGACAAGCTGATGAAGTTGCATTATTTGATGTTGGCATGGATAGTATCCGGCAATCTGTAATCAAGGAATTCAAGAAGCCCTGTATGGGCGGTACGGCCAGCATCATGGAATACAATCGCATATATTTCAAAGAAGAGTGTTTAAGAAAAATGGGATTACCCGTCATCCCCTATAAAGTCATTATCGGGTGGGATGCCCTTTGTCTGCATCTGAAAAGTAATCCTAATAAACATGTCAAAGTTAATACTTTCAGAGGTGTGCTTGAAACCTTTCATGCAAAAGACTATAAATTTGCTATTCCTAAGTTAGAAATGGCCGCAAAAAAACTTGGTTCGTGGAAAAATAAAATGCCCTTTATCGTTGAAGATCATGTTCCCGGATTCCAAGAACAGGCAGATGGTGCAGTAGAAACCGGCGATGATGATTTCAAATTGCATGGAGACCCTTTATCTATCGGTACCTGGGGTTTTGAAATAAAAGACAATACCTATGTGTGTAAAGTCGATGATTTGGATAATTTCCCAACACCGTTAAAAGAAATACGAAAAAAACTTAATTCCGTTTTCAGAGACCATGATGTATGCGGTATGGGTTCTTCCGAGATCAGAAGAAACACACAGAAATCATTTTATTTAGATGATTGTAGGAGGGCCGGATCTCCACCTTCTGAAATCCAGGGTGAACTATTTACGAATTTCCCACGTATCGTGCATGCGATAGCCAATAACCAAAGAATTGTGCCGGCATTCAAAGCTAAGTACGGCGCCATGATATTGATTAAAAGCGAAATGGCGCTTGAAACTCATGTGCCGATGGATTTCAAAGATCAGGATTTGAAGGTTCTAAAAATGAGGAATCTTTATAAAGTAGATGACCAATATTACCACATCCCGCAAGATGGTTTATCATTCCTGGGAGCGGCCATTGGCTGGGGCAACGATAAGGAAACAGCTATGGACATGGCGCTTGAAAACTCCCAGAAGATACAATGTGACGAAGCCCACTGCGAAGTTGACGGGTTCGAGAAGCAAAAGGAAGTGTTTAAGGCTGCTGTGAAAGTGGGATTAGGGACATTTTAGTTATCCCATTCTTCCCACCATTGAATATCAACAGGGAAATAGACATTACAAAAAGGCTTTAATGTTTCTAATTGCTGTTGGTTTTTAATTTGGAGCATCCACATATCGGTAGTGGGTCAGTTTGAGATTTTCGACTATTGTTATACTTGCATGATTATGATAATCTACTATATTTCATGTATTATAATTTTTGCCGGATTCATCAGACATTAAGAGTAACCCCCGCAATGGAAGCAGGGATTACAGATCATGTATGGACGTTGGAAGAAATCCTAAAACTTACCTGAGCGCCACAATCTTCTGCTGGCTCTATCTTTAGTATTTCCTCTTTACTTGTCTTGAACGGGAGCTGCCTCGGCAGGGATTTCATCAGGTTTTTTACCAGCGGCGCATTCTTCCGAATGTTCTCCCGCCTTATCGTCTCCAGTCTTTTCATTATTTCCTTGTTCATGGGGCACCTCTTTTTCTGCTTTCATCTTAAAATACCACTCACTAAGACTACATACATACGGTGTGTCTTCGTCAATATTGTCAACTAAAAGACTATTTATTTGCGTTACTAGAGATTTTTCTTTTTCATTTGGTTCACGTACATTCTTAAATAATTCAGCAGCCTCAGTCCGGTCGATCACAAACCCATGATCTGGATACCCGGTAACAAGCCTTTCAAGTGCTTTATCTTTTAGGTTTTGTTTCCCAATGCGCTCACCATATTCCATTGAAACCATGACGGCGCGATGAAGTTCTCCGACTCTTAATGGATCAATCTGACCATATATCGGCGCAAATAACCCAACGGTTAAATCGGCAGCTATATCCATGGCGCTTTTTGTGGTTATTTGGAGTCCACTTCTTACTCGAATATTGAGAAAATATTCCTCGAACATGCTAAAGGCATGGTTCTGGAGCGACGCTAAGGCTTGTGTAATAGTTAGGCCAGAGCTCCTTTCCCCTATTTCGTCAGCCTTCCTTATTTGAACATCCAATGGTCCAATTTCAGCATGATCCGACATAATAATTTCATTTGCACCTAAAGCCAATAATGTGCCGGCGCTCTTACATACAGTATGTATGAGTACAGAAAAATGTTCAAAATGCGTCTTGAAGCACCTGGCTATACGGTATGCGACATGAGCGTCTCCCCCGTTGGTTGCCAATAGCAACAAGACACGCTTTTTCTTCTTTCCACAATAGGAACGCACTAAAAGGTCATCATGGGGTCTTTCCAACGGTCCACTGTAAATAATAACCTCAGTCTGATCATCCTCTATAATAGAAGATAACGTGTCGAATAGTTTTTGCTCAAAAGAATCCATGGCTTCAAATATGTGATTGGAAAGTTGCTATAAGTAATGACTTCATAAGATAGTCTAAGTATCGTGCAAAAAGCAAGTTTAAATTGCGTTACGCCAAAGGATGGTAATGATTAGTCAAAACCTTAGATATCAAACTGACCCACTACCTATCCAGTAATGGCCTTGCTTAATACATCCTCACCCTTCTCTCTCGCTTTTACCTCAGCAGAAAGTCCATTGAGTAAATTGCCTATTTGGTCGTTATGCTTGTCAAGGATCCCATCAAACCGTTTATACCATATAAACCGAATACCCATAGCTGCTATCTGACAAGCCTCGTGACGCATCTGGAGGTAATCCCGTTGGACATGCTTTTTCTTAACCATATCCCACAACTCATCCATCTCTTCGAGTATGACCGCATAGCCTTCGTGTGCAGAAACAAAAGGGCCGTTGTTGTCAGTTGCAGATACCAGTTCTTATAGAACCTCAATAATTGCCTCTTCCATCTTTCTGTCTTGGGTTGGTATAGAAATTAACATAGCTTAAAAGGTGTCCTTTCTTTGAATTCTGCTTGTTTCCCGGGGTTATATTGTTTTACTGGCCTTAGATACCCACATACCCTGGAATATACTTCACAGGGCTGATAGTTGGCAAGGCGAGGTTCATGATCGAAGCATATGGGGCATTTAGAGAAGCCACCTACACCTTCAATCCACCAAAATGGCCCTGTACTGACTACTTTTCCGTCTTTTTGTATATCAACGGCTATTTCCACAGATGCTTTACAATCGTGACATGAGCCTTTTAAGAGGCCCTTTTTACCCTTTCCGATGAGTTGGACAAGGTATTCAGTTGTGTTCATAGGATGCTCCTTTTGGCAATTTTATGGCTTTGCCCTTCCTTACAAAGTAATGAATGCCCCGCTTCTCATATGATTTTTTTATGCCATGATACTGACGAGCTTTAACAACCCAAGATTCTGTAAGATGAGTGGCGTTCTGGGCATACATCCATTCCATGACATCTAGGCTGATAATTAACGCAAGCCACCAGATACACACAGAAACAATGACTGCAATCACCCATGCTGCTACTTTTTGCATGTTTTTAATTCCTCTGGTAATCGTTTCCGGTAGGAGATTTTATAATAAGCGATATCATGGTCTAGCTTGATAAAATTGACCACCCGCACACCAAATTGCCCTACAAACCGAGGAAATTTGTCAAGTAACTCATAAAAATCATTAAGTAAGTTCCAATAATCACATGCAATAATGGAAGGTTTATCTGATAAATGGGTAGATTTTTCCATACGTAACTTCTTTCGTTTTTTATGACTATTAGTGTACCACGAAACCGTGACAATGTCAAGCTCGATTTTTTTATTGACAAACAAAAATATACATGATATACTAATACCTCATTTTTCAATCTCCTTGTTCGGGGCAGCGGAACTTCGTCTACTCCGTCTGCCCCACCAAATTTTTCTTGACTTTGCTTTGAACATATGATTTAATAATAGTATAAAAATTGAGGGTACCAAGAAAGGAAAATGAATGGAACGCACGTTATTTTTAGACAAATGTCCAGTTGCGGAGCCCACCTTTACAGAACTTCAATGCTTATATTATGACCAAAACGAAAATCCTAAACTATGCGGACATTGTAAACGTCCAGAGTATTATCGTTGTCTAGCGGACCTCAGAGGTTTGATACCTCTTTCTTATTCGACTGTCCAGGATTTTATGACATGCCATCAGTTATATTATCTGAACAGCATCCGGGGTATTCGCGTTAAGAACGCAGCCGCCTCTTCTCCTCTCAAAATGGGCAAGTTGTGGGACGTCGTGCTGGGCAAGCATTTGGGCGGAGTGGATAAAGATGGCCAGCCAACTGATATTGCCAAGGTCATCGAAGAGTATGAAATAGAAAACAAGGAAATCGCCAAAGTCAAGGCGCTTTTCCGTGCTTACAAACAGCTGGAAATCGAAGTAGAACCCGGAGGTCTGATCCAGCCCAAAATAGATATAACCCTAACTTTTGATAAGGTGTGGGGGAACGATTGCCCGGTAGAAATGGCTGTCACGGGATTTTATGATCGAAAGTATCCTGACCACTTTGTTGAAAATAAACTTTCTGGTAGGCCTGACAATTACGAGGACATCTTTTTTATCCAATCCCAGATCGGTACGTATTTCTTGGCTGATCCTTCTTTGGAATATGTTGTTATGGAAATTGTCCGTACTCCCGACTTGAAACAAATGCGAAAGAAGGGTCAGGAAGAATCAGATGTAGCATACATGGAAAGGACTTATGACGATATCCTTACTCGGCCTAGTCATTATTTCCAGGGGTATGTTAACGATAAACACACCTATGGAAGAAAGTTTTTCCGCAAAGAATTTGACCTAGATGAAATCCGGAATCGTTACCTTTACATCTTTAAGGAAATGTATGCCGCCCGGATGTGCGATGGCTGGTATAAAAATGATCGTGCCTGTAAGAATGTTTTGCCAGGTATTCAATGCGATAAGTTAAACATTTGCCGGTACAATAACTGGTCTGAGACAGTATATGAAATCAGGCAGAAAGTAGGTTTCTAATGGACGAGCCTTTGCGCATTTTTGTAGCGGGTCCTTACTGTGCTTATAATTGTGATCCACATCTCGCCACTCAAGTTACACAGAGAAATTTAGACACAGCAATCTGGATTGCAAACCGCATCATCGACAGAGGGCACTATGCTTTTGTTCCTCACCTCACCCATTATTTACATATTCATAATTCATGCAGAGTAGACAGAAAAGATTGGTATTGTGAATATGACAATACCTTCCTTGATCTATGGGCTAATGCGCTTTTTCTTATTGCTCCAAGTCCCGGGTCAAACAAAGAATTAGAAAGGGCGGTACAACGAGGTTATCTTATCTTTAATCATGTGGATGATATTCCGAAGTCCCATAGCGCAAACAGATTTAGCGAAGCGTCCACGATGGTTATTAAATAAGGGGGATACAATGGAATTGAAAGCCAGATTTGACCAAATTGTAGGACTATTTAAGGGACACAATGATCTCACTGATCCGGATTATATGCCGCCAGCTCCGGCTAAACGATATTTTCACTTTACCTTTGGGAAACCCGGAGAAGAAATTGTTGGTGGAATCTATATCAAATCAACTGGTGAAGAATTTCCAAAAACATTCCCCAAAACAATCACTATCCATGTTCCAGATCCGTGGAGTTGATCCTATGTCCAGACTATCAAAAAGTGGAAGGGAAATGGTTCTGTTGGAAGCAGCGATAGAATATTGTCTACAAAATCACATACCTATTCAAGTGTTTTTGGCAGCTGTCAGGCTTGGAGACATCCGTGTATATGATCAAGACGGTAATGAGATAGCACCATTGGATGTAAAGGCTTAGATACTGCTGTATGGAATTATCAAGACTTAAAAAACATTGATACTACAAATTTATTTTAATAAAGAAAGGGAGGAAGGAATGCAACTATTCAAACCAAAAGAACTTATGGCATCAGCGGGTGATATGATGATGCTCTACTCCGATAGTGGGGTAGGCAAATCGGTTACTACAATTCAAACAGCGCCAGACCCTATCATTTACATTATGGCGGAAGGTAGAGACGTCACTAAGATGTTGGCCGCGGCCCAACGTCCAGACGTGAAAATTGCATTTGGCTTCTACTCTACTTTCGATGATCTAATTGAAACAGTTCTCACAGATCACTTCTTTGAGGGAGCAAAATCCGTTGTTCTTGATTCGCTTACGCACATTATGGGCATCAATCTATCTGATGAAATCGTTGAAGAATCCTATGAAGCAATGGATAAAAACAAGATTGACAAAACCCTTACCATGCGGGTTAAAATGTCCCAGGAAGGCTACGGTACTTTAGGTGGACAGATGCTTCGTTTGACCAATGCCTTAACCAAATTATCATCGCAGGGTATGGTGGTTATCTGCACGGCCCGAGCAGAATCAGCCCCGAAATTTAATCGTTCTCTGGCAGCAGCCCCTGCACTTAAAGGCCGAGAGTATCTTAAATACTTTGCCGGCTTTTTTGATTTCATCGGTTATTGTGAACCACGTATCATAGATGGCAAAGTCATCTACCCGCCTTATGTCTCATTCCAAGATGATGGTTCGTTCATGTCTAAATGGACAGGTATTATGCCTGAAGGTGGGGTGTTTAAGCGTATACTTAATATCCAGAAGATATTACAGGTTGCACACGGAAAGGGGGTGATAAAGAGTGAAGAAGAAAAAAGTCAATAAACCAAAGGCCCGGGCGGTTGAACCAGAAATACCGTTACCTTTGCCCTTCTTCGGTATTATGAAATATAGATGGGTCAGGAATTATTTGCAAGCCGATTACTTGAGGGCTACCTTCCTTGTGGCTGAAGCATTTCCTGGATACCATATCCGGAAAGACCGGAGTGACAAGGGCACTAAGAAAAAGGATCTTCTAACCCCGGCGGAAAAAAGAATTAAAGATGCACAAACAAATTTATCCCTCACGGAAGGAGACGGTTTATCATGACAAAAAATTCATCAAAAGGGTTACTCGAAACATTAGGTAAATTTCCTCTACAAGAAGGACAAAAGGGAGTGGGTACGGTAGAGGTTATTAAATTACGCATGCCCCAGGCTAATAATGCAGATGATGTTGCCTGGGTGAACGATACCTACAAGGCTTATCTGGACACATTGAAAGAACGTATCCAAGGCATTAAAGACACGGCATTCGACCAGGCGAAAGTGCCACCTGAATTGGCTAATGAGTTTTGGGCAGCGCATAATGAATTCTTGGGTTTTGTTACGGAGATTATTACATTCTTGGAGCCCCACATAACGTGTGGCATGTGTCCAAAATCGGTTTTGCTCATGGAAATCATGTGTATGTTAAGTGAATACCTACGTGGCGATGGTGGATATTTTTCTGAACTTTTTCCTGAACTCATCCAGGAACTACACGGCCTCACCAAAGGCATAGATCCAAGCACACTATAATAAGGGGGTGATGCACACTGGTCGAAATAAGTCGAAAGGAGGACCGTTGTGTCGAATGAAGAAGTAACCTTATTAGAAGATACTGCACTTGTGGCTTACCTATCTTACTGTGGCCATAGAATTGTTCCCGTTCGTTCCAGGGATGTCACACCTGAAGATCCTCATCCACGCATTGCGTTCGAGGTCTACGGTGAACTGGACATTGACGTGGAAAACTTCTATGCAAACATTCCGGTAGGTATTGCCGACTATGTGAAGCATCTGAAAGCGGTCAGAGGTTCAATGTTTAATCTTAAAAAACTAAATCCAAAAAGGGAGGTATCAACTTGAAGAATTACAAAGATAATACAAGTGGTGAATGGGACTTCCGCAAGCCAACTGATGGATGGCATTTAATCCAGTTTGGCGACGGTATTGATTACCTGAAAAACAAGAAAGGAGAAGTGTGGGAAGACGAGAAGACCGGCCAGAAGGCCCTGAAGCTGCCGGCGCTTGTGGCAGATGAGAAAGACGAAAGCAATGGTCTTGACGCTTCTATCATTGTTCCGGTAACTGAAGGCGGAGAGCAGAGGATGGCCAATATTCTGGCCGCATGTGGGCTTTACAAAAAGTTCGCTGAACGCTTCCCTGGTGATATCGGTATGTTCAATAAAGACGTGCTGGATGCCATTAAAGTGAAGCTGCCTGGTCAAACCATGAAGGTCAGACTTGAAACTAATAAGAAAGGTAAGCAGAATTTTGTTGAATACACCACGGCTGATGCTAAGGTAGAAAACAAGAACCCGGCACCATTGGGCTCTTCGGCACCACCGGCACAAGCGGGGATGGATTGGTAGACGTTAACTAATTCACCATCATATTGAAATGGTGGGGAGGCGATTACATGCTAAGGGCTACCTGAAGGGCATCAGGAAAACGCGCTGTCTTTGGGCCAAGTGCCCAACGGTGCTGCCCCCACAGGCTGCCAACCTGCTCCCCACCATGTTTTATGAAAGGAATGTGATATGTCTTTATTTAGCTGGTTTAAGAAGAAAAAGAAGCCTGAGCCGATCACCCTTTTGAAGCAACATGATCCTCCACCTCCAATGCGAACTTACCGTGAGGGTTATCGGGAACACACTATCATAAATGAGCGTGAACCGGACAACACCGTTATGCATACTCTAATGGGCATGGTTCTCGCTGACAAACTTTTATCTGGTGATAAATCAGAAGCCGTAGACGGATTCCAGCCCAGCATAGAATCATTCCATGGTGGCGAATCGGGCGGTGGAGGGGCCTCGGGTAGTTTTGATTCCAATGATGACGCATCATCTTCAGACGATTTTTCCAGTTCTTCAGACTTCGGTGGGAGTGGAGGGGATGACTAATGCGAGTGAAGCCAAACTTAAATGCTGTACGCAAAACTCAGTTTGTTGTGAGCATTGAAGAAGAAGAATTTACTACCTGGGCAAGTGACGAGCATGCTGCCATGTCAAATGCAGCCTTTCGATACGCGGAAGAACATGATGAAGGGGTGGCGCTTGTCATGTGGAAAATGAAGAACGATGAACTGTATTGTGAGGTTAATGAAGTATGAGGGTCAAACCACGAGAATTCCAACCCTACACCCCTAAAGCGCTGACCTTCCCCGAGGGCTTTGTTCTTTTACAAGACACCAGAGAGCAGCATCCATTATTTACCCGGCTGCCCAAAGGTCTCATCATCCAATCTGCAACACTTAAAGACGGGGACTATTCAGTCCGTGGGTTTGAGAACAAAATAGCTTTTGAGCGCAAGGGCATCACGGATCTTTTTCCATATTGCAGCACAGAGCGTGATAAAACTGTGGCCAAGATGACACGCTTAAAGACTTTCGATTTCGCAGCACTTATCATTGAAGCAAAAGAATCAGAAGTATTGCAACATCAAGTATTCACCAAAGTACATCCTGAAACAATTAAAGGCGCCCTTATCAGCTTCCAGGTGCGGTATGGCGTCCATTTGCAATTCGGAAATAGAGAATACCTGGGACGGTGGCTATTGGAGAGGGCATTGAAGTTTTGGAATATTCAACATGAGGTATAGACTATGAAGAAAGTAGGCCAAGAATCAGGCAAATTTGAAGAAGGACACCCTGCGGAAGACTTCGAGCCCAAAGATGCAAAAGGTAAAAAATGGTGGCATTATATCAATATTGACAAAATGAAACCTTTGCTGCCCACGTTACGTAACCCCCAGGGCACGAAGCGGGAGGTCCGGTACCACACCTTCCTCGAAACATGGACAGCTTGCCAAGAGCTTTTTGAACGTAATCGCTTTATCTTTCGTACCCGGAACCAGGTAGACTTTCTGGCTCACTACATTGGCACCAAGATCCTCGTAGAGGCCTGGGGGCAGTCTGGTATCCCCAAATCGGGTTTATACACCCTCCTGGAGAAACATGAGCGTAAAAGAAGCCTATACGATGACATGAAGAACGTCAAGGTGATCGTTATAGACCTTGTTGAGAAGTTCGTTGAAGGCTTTGTAACCCAGGAAGAGCTGGATAAACGGTGTGAAGAATTTGTTGATGCCTTTTCCACCTTCAAAGAAAAAGAAATGATGGCCAAAATTATCGACAGTTTAATGGAAACCGAAGAGCTGAAGAAGATGAAAGACCGTCTACGCCAACGCAAACATCGAGAGCAAGAGAAGCGGTTGAAGGGCCTAGAAAGCACTTCAGCTAAGTAAATGTCACAGAAAACGTGACAAAAAAAGGGCCTGTCACACGGCTTTTTTTGAACAAAACGTCAATTTTTGAGATTTTTCAAAAAAAAGGTAACTGAGATTTGATAATGCTCAAATATAAAAAATCTCATCAAAATAAAGCTGGACAAAGCAAAATCAATATGTTATACTATTGGTACAGTTATGCAGGAATCTGTCACGCTATAGGGGTATGGTCACGCGGGTATACGGTTACACGGGAGCTTGTCACAAGGGTGTGACAGTTTCCCTATATTTATATTATTTATAATTAACATAATCTACGGAAAGGGCTGCAAAATGGAAAAAATTAACGGGCACACAGGCATACGGGGTAGTGTCACATGGATTTAATCCAAATCAAAAATAGCTTCGAGGGTTTCCGGGATATACCTTATCGTCCCCATCAGCAGGAATCGGTCGAATACATTCTGGATTCCGAAAAGCGGTTCACAATCCTTGAGGCGCCAACCGGCTCCGGAAAAACCTTGATTGCCATGGTAGCCGGTAAAGCCGAAAACGGATTGACCTATATGGTCCATTCCAAAATTCTCCAACATCAAGTCACAGAAGATTTTCCAGAGGCCCGTTCCTTGTTCGGGAGATCGAATTATACCTGCACGGCCATGGTGGACGCCACATGCGAAGAATGCATTCACACGAAGTACAGTCCTTGTGAATATAAACAATCCTGTCCATATGAGGTCAGAAAGCGAGAAGTGTTGGCATCCCGGCTCAAGATACTCAATTACGATTATTTCCTTTCTGAGGCGAATTACGTAGGTCGTTTTTCCGGAGCCGACTTCTGTATCATAGACGAAGCCGACAACCTAGAAAACACCTTGATCAACTTCTGTACTTTAACCTTTTCTAATTATGCTATCAACCGTCTGGGCTTAGGAGAGCCGGCAAGAAAGACCGCGAAATCGAAAGAAGGCATTGAACCCTGGAAGGACTTTGCGGAAATGGCCAAAGTAAGGGTTATCAACATTATCGCTAAGCTCGATCATGAAATCAAAGACCTGGGTGAGGGTGGTGGCCAGTGGAAACTTACAAAACTGAAAGAACGTACCAGGGTGGTCCGGTTGCTGGAGAAGATACAGCTGTTCATCCATAACGTAGACAGCACTTGGATCTTTGATGATCGAGATGAAAGTAAATACACCTTCCGCCCTCTGTGGCTTAATGAAGACCTTGCAGAAGCATTCCTATGGAAGCATGCACATAAATGGGTGTTGATGTCGGCTAGTTTTTTACCATTGCATATCGTTTGCAAAACATTGGGGATACCGCCAACTGAAGTAAATTATAAATGCACACCCTCAACTTTTCCTATTGAACGTAGGCCGATACACATAGAGCCGGTTGCAAATCTTACTGCTAAAACAATGGAAGCCGAGATTCCCAAACTGATTACTCGAATCAAGGAAATTGTTAACGAACACCCACATGAAAAGGGCCTGATCCATGCCGTTTCTTATAAATTAGCAAATCAAATAGTAGAGGGACTTCAAAATGACCGCATAATTACCCATAATTCTGACGACAGGCAGTCCAGGTTGGATTATTTCATGGAAAGCGACTTACCACTCGTTATGGTGTCCCCGAGCATGGAAAGAGGCGTTAATTTAGAGCAAGATTTGTGTCGTTTTATCATCGTTGCTAAAGCCCCGTTTCTTAATTTAGGAGATAAGATAGTGAGTTCAAGGGTTTGGAGCAATGGTCGTATGGGCAATGAGTGGTATGCAGCTATTATGTTGTTGAATACCCTTCAAATGTGTGGCCGGGCCATGCGGTCGGAGGACGATTATTGTGTAACCTACATCCTTGACGAGCAATTTAAGAGGGTGCTTGAGAAAAAACCCTCATTACTACCCGGATGGTGGAAGGAGGCAATCGTATGGTAAGGTGGTTTAAGGAATTTCTATGTTGTCATATTTACAACGATGAAGACATAAAACTGTTACAAATTCAACAAGAGATGTTCGGAGATATAGTATTACGAACATTCCACGTGGAGGCGGTCTACAAGCGTTGTATTAAATGCGATAAAAAAATAATCATAACTCAGAAAATTGACGTTTCAAAGGATTATGATTTAGATGGCAACCCGAGGGATGATGGTGGGCGGCGGTAGATCAACGGGAGGATAAACGATATGAGTATCCTATACACATGTAACTATTGCGGAGCACTGCACAAACTTGGGGAACTTATAGCATGCATGAAGAAACATAAAAAGAAAAAGAGGCGGAAAAAGAAAAACGGAAATAGCTAACCCTTTGATTGTTTCACTTTCAGATAAAGGAAACATGATGACCGATTTAGAATTAACTGAGACTGCGGCGAAGTGGTTGGGATGTGGATATAAGAAAGAGGAGCATCTTACGGGTATGGGACATTATATTAGACTTAATGGCATCAGTAAGTGGTTTGACCCCCTCCACGATATGAATGACCTCATGCTCAAGGTCGTGCCGAAGTTGCTAGAAGAAAATTGGCTTCTGTCCATCAATATAACAAAAGACGAGGATAAGGTATGGGCTGAGATAGTAAATGTTATGACTTTCTCTGTTGTCAAGGAGGCTGTATTCCCCACCGACTTCCCCCGCGCTGTACTCAAACTGGTAAAGGAGATATATGATGGACGCAAATGAATTTCTGCACGAAAAGTTGAAAGGCTGGCCGGAGAAGGAGTGGCATCAACCAGATGTTTCTGACTTTATGGATTGTGAATGTGGAGATAAATTACACACTATTGAGAAGTTAAATTCTCATATAAAAGAACATAACCCCATCTACTCCACCATGCCCATCCAAGACCTGATTGCAAGGCTGGTCGAGATAGGGGAGTGGGAGAAGTTTTTACATTGGGCGCATCAACCTCCGACATCATTTCTAAACTATTGAATATGATAGCGGATTCTACAACAAAATTAGTTCAGAGACTAGTGGGGGGCTATGAGAGTATTAGTTGCCTGTGAAGAAAGCCAAGTCGTGACGATTGCGTTTAGAGCAAGAGGGCAGGAAGCATACTCTTGTGATATTCAGCCCTGTTCGGGCGGTCATCCTGAATGGCATTTACAATGTGATGTGCTGACTGTTTTAGATAGGGGGTGGGATTTGATGATTGCTCACCCTGAATGCACAAGGCTTTGTAATTCCGGTGTGCGGTGGCTCACTGAACGGGATTTGTGGGAAGACATGAGAAAGGCGGCAGACTTTTTTAACAAACTTAAAAATGCCGAACAGATACCGAAGCGGTGTGTTGAAAATCCTATTCCTCATAGATATGCAAGAGAAATCATAGGCGGATATACTCAGATTATTCAACCAAATCAATTCGGGCATCCAGAAAGCAAAGCAACCTGCTTGTGGCTCTTTAATCTGCCTGTGTTAATTCCGACAAATATTGTCGGGGTAGCAGAACAACGGATATGGAAAATGCCGCCATCACCTGAAAGGGCAAAGCTACGAAGCAAAACCTTTCCAGGCATAGCGAAAGCAATGGCGGAGCAATGGGGATAACTTACAACGCGATATTTAGTTTCGCGGCTAAGTGGGGGCTAAGGAGGTCGAGATGAACGAAAAAGAAGCGTTTTCAAAGTGGTGTCCAATGGCGAGAATCGCGGGGGTTAGAACTACGTTTAATAGATTTTATGAGGGAAACTATCTAAACATTCCCGATAATGCCAAGTGCGTCGGCTCTGGTTGCATGATGTGGCGTTGGAATTAGCCTAAAGACACTTGTATGTTTGATGGTACTGGTTACTGCGGACTTGAAGGGAAACCATGACCGACATAACGGCTAACGGGGCAAGGAAATGTTGTCATGGCTGTGGTAAGTTAATCAAACAAGCTGACAAGGGAGGAAAATAGCATGAAACCTTATTACGTTTATAGTCCACCATTTGACCGTTCGTCTGGTGGCATTGTTGTGATGCACAAAATAGCTAAAGATCTATCATCCAAGGGTTGTGAGGTTCATCTAAAAGATGTTGTCCTCGATAAATTATATCAAACAGATTGGCCAAACATGGCACATGGCATTGCGATCTATCCCGAAATCGTACATCGTAATCCGTTTGGTTGTAAGACTGTGGTGAGGATACTTTTAAGTATTCCCGGGATGTGGGGTGGACCAACGGATTTTTCACCTTATGATCTTTTATATGTCTATTCCAAAATGTTTAATTCAAAAATCCATATGCCAGAAAATCGTATTTTGTACGTTCCGTGTCTTGATCTTAATGTATTCTATGACCAGGGAAAAAGCCGATCTTGGGTAGGATACTATCGTGGCAAGGGTACGCAGCCTGATTTGCATGAAATATCGCACGCTTCACCTTTGGGAGGTAAAGAATCTTTCCGCGGGGAAGCAAGACAGGCAGCACTATGCGATCTCTTAAACCGTTGCCGGCTTTTATATGTATATGATTACTGCACCTGTATAACTGACATTGCTCGACTTTGTGGATGCCCAGTGGTGGTTATTCCTAACGACATCTTTTCTAAGGCAGATTACGAACAATCAGAATTTTGGGAATTTGGCGGTATCGGTTACGGACTAGAAGAAGCCGATCTTGCCATAAACTCCATGGATAGCCAACATGCCCGAGACTGGTATTTGATGAAGGAAGAGGAATTCCAGGTTGCTCTAGACAGATTCATTGAGGTTACACAGGATGCCGACAACGTTATATGATATTTATAAACAAGCTGGCAACTGTATAATCTTAACAGAGGTCGAAAAGAAGAAGAAGCCATCGGTCTGGATCTTTCTTAACGATCCTCATTCCGTTACTAGCTTCCAGAGCATGGGACAGCATGGATACTTAACCGGTCAAGCAAAGAAAGTTTATGAGGTGATGCGAAATGGCGGCCAAAGGCGCACATAAAGTTACGGCAGATTTTGAAAAAGCTCTGGCAGAATATACAGGGGCCCCATATGTGGTTTGTGTTGATAATTGCAGCAACGCTTTGTTTTTAGCATTGATGCACTATGGCATCAAAAACAAGGCAATATACATACCGGCCAACACCTATCCTTCTGTTCCCTGCGAGATAGTCCATGCAGGGGGGAAGGTCGATTTCTTTGCACCAAGGAAAGATGGTCTGTTAAGGGGGGCTTATCAATTATGGCCCACGCCCGTATATGACAGCGCATTAAGATTTACGTGGCAGATGTATAAGCCGAATACCTACATGTGCGTTTCGTTTACTGGCGCTAGAAAGATATTAAAGCTGGAAAAGGGTGGGGCTATTTTGACCGATGATAGAGTGGCTTATGAATGGTTCAAGAGAGCTCGATTCAGTGGTAGGCGTGAATGTTCATATCATGAGGACGTTTTCAATTTCGAGACATCTGGCTGGAACTTTTGGATGATGCCATCTATTGCAGCTCGCGGGTTGATGATGATGGAACAGTTATATGATTTTAATGGTACACCGCTAGACGTACCAGATCTTGAATTACCATATCCGGATCTGTCACGAGCGGAACATACTATGTGGAGGGCAGCAAAATGAAAATAGGTAAAAATTGTAAAATTAGTGACAAGATCAGTGTGTATGGTGGAGACAATATAGAAATAGGTGACAACACGCGCATTGATGATTTCTGTATTCTGTCAGGCGGTAGTGGTATCCAAATTGGATCTCATGTGCACCTGGCTCCATACTGTTCTCTATTCGGTGGTTCTGGCATTATCTTTGAGGACTTTGTCGAAATCGCAGCCTATAACTATTTCACTTCTGAATCAGATGATTTTTATGGGCACTCTTTGGTTGGCCCTACGATTCCGCGGCAATTCAAGCCCGAGGGATATAAACAGGGGCAGATCATATTACGCAAACATGTTCTTATGGGCGCCCGTTGCGTTGTTTTCCCGGGCGTGGAAATAGGCGAAGGAGTTTCGGTAGGCGCCTGTTCATTGGTGAATAAGGATCTTAGGCCTTGGACGATTTATGCCGGCATTCCTGTGCGGCCTCTCGGCAATCGCAGTAAAGACATGTTGAAATTGGAAGAAACGTTTTTGCAATGGTATAGTCAAAAAAAATAGGCGGTCTGAACAATGGATATAGACATAGTACAGGGCCTTGCCATAGCAATTATCTTTTTCATCTGGGCGTTGCTTTGGATGGGCAATTAACTAGGAGGACATAATGATTCCAATACCTGCACATTTAGAAAAACAACGGTTGGCAATGCAATCTCAGACATCCGCAAACGAAGCTAAATTCCTTTACAACGCAGTCCTCGATACTCCTTGCGGTGATGTAGTAGAAATAGGTTCAGCTACCGGAGGCACCACATTGATCCTTATCGAAGCTGCCGCACAACGGATGAAACATGTCTATTCGGTAGATCCTTATCCCGTTGAACTTGAAAATAAGGTCGATAACTATAACGAAGGCACGCTGACCCATTATAAATCAACCTTCAAGGCCAATATCTTAAATGGCCAGTACAAGAACGTTACTCAATTTAACGTCAACCTCAAAGACTGCATTGATAACCTCCCGCGGTTTATCTCTGTGGCTTTTATAGATGGTCTGCACGAACTGGATAATGCCGTGCGCGAGTTTCATCTAATTTATCCTCTTATCGCTCCGGAGGGTTGGCTTTGTGTGCACGACATAGGATGGGGAAAGGGCCAAGTGTCGAAAACTGAGGATACTGGCCTTTGGAAACTAATCAGTATGATAGATGTTATACAACTCTTCAAAGAATTCATGAATGTGGACCAGATGTTTTGTGGGAGGAAGTAAAATGGTGATCCAGGAAGAGGTTACTGAAATAATACGGATTCATCGGTTTGATCAACGCGTCACTTCAGAGGAAATTGCTTTAATGATTTTGCAATACATCTATAACGCCAGTGTTCAGCATCGACAAGGAGGCAAGGCCAATGACCAGACATAAAAGATTTGGGGAAAAAAGAGAAACTAGAAGTCGTAGAGTTTATGAGATGTCCGAGGACGAACGGAGGTTTTGGGCTCTACAAAAGGACAAACACGATCAGCCTTTCCGGGCAGGTGCAGCTGCAATACAAGCTGGCATTGATACCGTCCTGAAAGCTCTGGGGGTAGATGTCGATTCATCGGACGAAAAATTACTGGCGCAAATGATGAGCCTGGACATTTTTGTTAAATCCTATGACAACCAGCCGGACGTAGCGCCGCAGATCCAGGGATTTTATATTTTTCAGCTCCGTTATCCGAATTCTTTGTCTACACAAAAAGAACCGGTGGCTGTCGCATTTATTGGAAACCCAAACGTCGATTCATCGGGGCAGATCAATGTGCAGATTCATTGGTTTGATAAAATGACTATGGATATTGTGAAAGGTGAAACCCTCAAGGAGCAAGTCTAATGCGGTGCGATTTTTGCGGTAAAGATTCCCTAGGAGTTAAGAGCAATCATACATCTGCCGTGATTTGCCATAAGTGCATTAAGTGGGCAACTCAGGCAATCAGCGATCCGCTAACTCAACAGTCAGGGTTTAAGGTTATCAATTTGAGGGCTTATCGAGCCTTTAAGGTGGGAACGAGGAAGGGCTTCTCCCCTACCCAGGATTAGCCCTCCCTTTTTTGTCTGTTATGCTTTGGCAAGCTGTTCTTTTTTCAGTTTCTGCAAACCAATGTGTAAAGTAAACGCCGATTCCCTTACTGAGTACGGATGTTGTAACGGTTTATCCACTACACGATACAAAGCGCCAGAGGTATAAATAACATATTCAGCCTGGCATTCATTACATAAAATCTGGATACCAGGAGTGGACTTAAAAAAATCTGTCAGTATTGTAGTTTCGTCCTGTTCAATGTCTGGGCTTTGGCAATACTGGCAGCGTTTCACCACATGTTCATGTTCTTGACGTTGCTCCATCGGATCAGTCCTTTCTTAAAGTTTATCCCAATTCCACAAACTAACATCTTCATTGCTGTCATAGGCATGTTCCCTTACGGAGATCAGCGCAAAGTCGGCGCGGGTCGTTTCCTGTAATGAATCTTGACGAAGGATGATTTCGCCATTGCAGCATTCATAGGCGCCATCATCGCCTTCCATTGTTTTGGTATCGGGGTAAAAGTTGCGTAAATATTTATCGGCCTTTCTGTCTGCCTGGTGGATGTCTTTAGCAGCAATGAGCTGGACATAAGAATATTCACGCTCACCATTGATTTCTGTAAAACTTAACAAGTATAAATTCTTTTTGCTCATTATTCGATTTCCTTTTTATTATCTACCACATACCGCCGAAATTCCAATCTTTAATAGGGACGCAGCCATCTATTTCAATTGGTAGGGTTGTAAAGAAATGGCCGCAAAAATTTATCAAGACATATTTTTCCAGGGAACAGAATTCCCCTGGGTCGTTACGCCTTTCCCCTCGGATTGCATACCGGTAAGGATAGCCAGGAAGTTCGGCAGGAAGCCGGTCTTCGATAAATTGGCCGGTTATGATCCTGGTTTTTTTGCCTGTTCTCAATTCAAGCGTTAATATATCGGCCATCATTACCCCTTTCTTATGGATTGCCCTTTTTAGCCTTGTCCATGATTGCGGATAAAGCATCTGCTAATGTTTTGGTGTCGGCCTCGTTGTAGTTTCCTTCTAATATTATGTTCCGTTTTAACTTGGCAGCGAAATAGATTTCTGCTAGTTCCTCCATAGTAAATTGAATAAAAGGTATACCCACATTTTGTTTTGTAAATTTGCCTAAGAAAATGGACGGTTGATTGTTATTAGAGCCGCTTGTCAGACAAATCCTTACTTCGTCTTCTTGGGTTGATTCATTGTAACTTACATCAACCTTTGCTCCCACGTTCCACCCTCTTAGGTGTCCGGTGATCCCACTTTGTTTGGTGCCCAGGCGCGTAGCCTGCCCCCTGCTGCCTTGTAAATCTCCATAAAAATGTGCCATGATTCAAGTCTCCTGTCGTTAGTGAATATGTGGTTAGTTAATACAAACAACCTCTGCAACGTCTTTCCCCGTGGGGATATAAACGTCCCTGATGTCCTCTACCTTAATCATAGAAGGCGCATAAAACGAATTATAATATTGATTGCCTTCCTCATCGCAAGCATAGACAACCGTCTTGTCCCCGTGCCCGTCCGCTACCAGTTTGTTAATGTAGGCCGCATAGTCGCTAAGGGTTAAGGGCTTCGGTTTCAATATCGTGCAAACCGTGGTTTCTGGTTCCTTCTTTTTATTTGGCATTGTTCAATTTTTTCTTTCGTTAAATGTGGTTGTTTATACAGATACCTTATCGCTTATCTTGTCCATGATACCACCAAGCTGTGCTGCCCATGCTGTATCAGTCTTGCCATCTATGTCATAAAAACCCTTTATTATGTGGTTATGTTTTAATTCAACAGCATAATAAACCTCAGCCCATTCTTCGTTCGACAATTCTATCGGTATTGATACCTCCTCGTTTATCTTGTAGCCATCTAATGCTTCATCTAATCTTTCAAAAAATTCTTGTTCATCGGAGACGATACCATATGGTTGCATCGCCTGTTTAGCGTTTAATAGGTCATGCTCCATGTCATCCGTTGCTTTCAAATCGTCGTGGTCAATGAGATAAATAGATACTGCGTCAGTGGCTATAATATTAGTAATCAGCCCACCGCTTACCTCGATTATCATTTTCATTTTTCAACCTCCTGGTTTTTGTTCATCAATTCATCGGTTCATTAGACGCCGGTTCATCGGGGCGGGGCGTGGTTCATGGTTCCTTTAGTTGCCCTCTCCGCTATCGGCGCTGGCTTTGGGTTTCCGGCTTTTGAGTATGGTTTCTTTAATATACATTAAAATATCATTTGCTATTACCTCTGGATGTGATCCTGTCTCGATTCCCTGTCGGATGATTTCTCCCAGGCTTTCTTTGGTTATGCTCGACATGGCTCCTCCTTTCTGTTGTTCCGGTTCGGGTTCGGGGTTTGGCAGGTCTACTGCTGTTCCCCGTTCCCGTTCCGGTGCCCTTGTTATCGCCAAACAACAAAGGGTCAATCATCATTGAGTTCATCTTCAAACAATTCTGGCTCATAGTCTTTAATCTGTTCTTTGCAGGTATAACACAACCTGCCTTTTTCTTGGTGTTCTTCGTGGCATAAATGGCAATGTTTAATGTCGGTGATCGGATCAATATTACACTCGTCCAGGTGCCCATACGATGTTGACAAATCAGCGCAATCCATGCCGATTGGATACATCTCGATTGTTTCTATTTTGCTGCGGTGGTTGTAATTGTCAAAAGTATACCAGGAGATCGTCTGTAAATAACTAATATTGGAATAATGACAACCATCGTCAATCGTCCAGGAGCCGCCGTACAACAATACTTGACCGGACTTGTGCATGATTGCCCATTTGCTATTGGTGGCAAGTTCTATCAAGGCTTGGATTGCTGGTTGTTTTAAGCGCTTGAAAGAGAGGTCAGCCATAACCTCTTTAATAAATATCATTGTATCTGAGAGGTGTTTATGCCTGGGCAGATCAAGAATAATCCCGTTATGTGCTACTCCTGTGTCCCCAGCTATGTTCAAAGCAATCAACTTTTGTGGGTTTTTGCATAATATAAAAGGGTGAGTGTTGCCAGCGGCCTTTTCCCCGTGGGTTGCTAATCTAAAGTGCAGGATCATAGCCGTGTCTTTAATATTGATCCGCTTTTCAAGGCTCCATAAAGCGGCCATAAGTTCGGGCAGTTTCATAAAACCTTTTTCGATCATAACATAGTTGCCATCTGCATACATAAAACCTGCCCCATCTCCATTGTTAGCAAAGCAAGTTTTTAATCGTCCGTATGGCATGTCTACGCCTTGTGGCTTATGGATTATTATGCACATGATGCTGCCTCCCTTCTCACTTCGGGTTGAACCTGCGCTGGCTGGCGTGGCGGAATTAGGTTTTTACCTTCTGCATAAACGCGCAATGCAGGATATTTGTCTTGTGCTAATACCTTTTCCAAGAGTTCGGCAAAAGTCTCAATTTTTGCAATTTGTTGAATAGAATGATTCTTGATATACCTTACGAGGCCATCTACCCATTCCAAACAAGCGTATATAGTCGAGGTCTTCAATGTCCCCCTAAAGGCTCTAAATTCGATAGTTGCCCAGGGTGTTACGTTAACAGCCATATATCTGTCAGTGTGGTGTTTATAACCTTCAATGTAGGTTTGTTTAAGTTTCGGTTTCGCAAAACAAAGTACAGATTTGCAATATGTGTTATAATCTCGCCTGTTGAAAGTTACCAATTCGTCAACAAATTTGTCATAGAGGTATAAGAGTTTTAACACATGCAGATCAATAATCTTGTTTGAATCCCCTAAGAAATTCTTATTGACATGGATATGCAAACCACAATTATCGGTGCTATGGCTTTTATATCCCTGCTCTCTGCATAGGTTTGTAATTTTGTCCCAATTAAAATGTTCCCTGTGATAAGCAAGTGTCGCGGGATGGTTTTTAATTTCAAACCCAACATCTGTCAGTGATCCGTCTGCGGTAAAAATCAAGTTTTGATCATCAACGTCTAATAGAGCATCAATAAGCTGCTTTGTATTTCTCCCCCCATCAACTTCTAATTCTATACCAAGATATAAGGGTGCCCGTCCCGTCTGCATCATGTGTCTTGATTCGTTTGCCGTTTGCAAAAAATTGTAATATAAAGGTTTCCAATTGTGATGATGGATGCAGTCATGTTGCCATTGTACCGGATCTCGTTCTTCTTCATTATCATCTTCATCATCTTCATCTTCGTTTCCGTCAATGCACTCTTCTTCATGTGTAGGAAGGCAACCAGCACATACATTAACATGGCATAAAGAACATGTACGTGCATCCTCAAGAAAATAATAGGTTTCGCACGAGTGACAGGAAAATGTCACATTTTCAAAGCAAGTAGGACACACGAGGGTGCCTTCAACCTCATAAAAATCATCACCTCTTATATGCAGGTTGCATATGCCGCATTTATAAAAAAATTGTTCAAGGCATGAAATGCATATGAGGGCGTAACCTTGCCTCCGTATATGAACATTCGTCATGTCTGCTTTCAGCATTTCAATTTGGCAAATGTCTTCTTTCAGCATTTCAATTTGGCAATTCTCACACATGCCGACATGGTGTGAAAAACAACTGTCACAAAAAACCTCTTTTTGGAACATTTTTCCGTTTGGTCGCTTACCGGAAGTCCTTGTTGTATCGCCGCAAACCGAGCAAACCTCCAAAGCCAAGTCAAGTTGTTGTGATATTTGCCACTTTGTGATGGTAATATCTAGGGTTTCCAAATCCGATAAGTCTGAGTGTTGTTCTTCTTCCATAATGTTTCATCTCCTTTCGATGTTTGGCGATATTAAGTTAATTGTGGGCGTCTAAGTATGCAGCGATTTTATTAGTAGTCTGGTGTAATGTGCCGCAAAGCTGTAAAATTTCTGCATCCGGAATATCCGCGTCATACACTTTCATCTTGTCTTCTCCTTTCGTCTTTTTTGTCGAATTGGTTAGTGATTTGATGGAATATAGAGCAATCGGCGTGCCAGCGTTAAGCGTTTGGCATCATCCAAGTCCTTATAATCATTAACATAATAAATAAAGTTAAGCGTCAACCTGGCCTTATTTCATGCAAAACATCATTTTATGTAGCATTATCATCACGTTGTGGTATTTTTATAACACAGTCGGACATCGTTCACCAGCTATCTTCCCAGTCCTATATTGATATCAGCCTGGGGCATGTCGGAAAGCGAATGCTGATATAGTTCAAGGGGTTAAATGATGAACATTGCAAATTGCAAGGTGGGATTGCATAATGCAAGGCTTGTTGTCATGTGTCCAATGTGTCCCATTTTCGGACACTGTCCCATTTTAGGACACTGGATACTTTTTATCCAGGGGGTGTAGGAAAAACCATACAGTAGGGTCTCAGTACTGCCACGTGGTGTAATCTCGATCTACGTGCGCACCAAAGGTGTTCGCTATCGCTCAATCGCCGGATGTCGCTTGCCATGAAAGAATTCTTTTGGCCAAGGGGTGGGGTATGACACCGGAATGAATGGAAGGGGTGGGGTATGAGCCTCTATCTCGCTTTTGCATCTGTATCTTCCATCTAAATCACAGGCATACAGGCATAATGGTATACTTGTCACAATGTCACAGATATAGAAAATCACTTGACATTTGTTTGCGAAGCATGATACAATAATGGTACAAAAAATGAGGGTAGTATGAAAACGACCGACACTAAAGATAGATCCATCACACCAGCGCCGCCGCCCGGGGGCAAAAAAACACGTAAGCGTTATGCCACGAAAGAGGAGGCCCGAGAAGCTAAGCGTGTGCGGGATGCGGCAGCCGACAAACGACGTAGGGATCGCCAGCGGCAAGAACAGGAAGAGGGTGTACCGGTTTTGACTACCGAGCAAATGCTGAATTCTATGCGGCAGGTTTATCAGAAGATGGGGGGCGTGAAAAACCTACTTCATCATATGAAAACACATCCCAGGGACTATGTGGCGATGGTCCAGAACTTAATGAAGATTGAAGCCTCGTTGATGGAAGCTAAAGCAAAGAAATCCGGGGGGGAAGAACCCCAAGGTGTTTTTGTAGTGATGAAGGGCCTGGCGGAGGGTACCATATGTCCACATTGCGGCAAAGATGCAAGTGCACCGGTTACCACCACGTCGATACCTGGTGAAGAAGAGGATGAAGAAAAGAGTGAGGTAAAGGAGGTGTTTGAAATTGAGGGCATGAATAATATTCTAGATCCTGGAGCTGAATCAGCAATTCAGGCAGGTGGAGAGTGGTGATCGAATGGTGTTTCTTGTCTATTGCTGGGGTGGTAATAATAACTGGTATATTGATGATGACAGTTTTGTCTTTTGAAGCGTTGAACCAAAAGCGGTACCGTAGAAAAAGTGGGGGAAGTGGGGGCGGAAGGCGTCATCCCGGAGGAACACAAAAACCATTAGTTAATGAGGGCAATGCGATGTCAGAAACGATTATAGGGGAACAGAGAGGTTGGCAACCTATTGCGGCGCTCGCACTAGGGGGCGGAGGAGGAGGCGACATAGGTCAGACAGGAACATCGGGTTTTGCATCGGGTTTTAGTGGAACATGTGTTTTGGGTGGAACATGTGGAACATCACCAACACATGTGGCAAAAACAAGTACGTTTATCTGTGTCAGTGGACGGTGCATGTAATTTATCTTGCTATCATCGCTCTGCTTGTAATACAGAGTTGGACATGCCGATGACAACTCCACGGGAAAAGTTACAACGGATGCTACACCCTATGTGTGCAGAAGACTATGGGTTGTCGATCACCATTGAAGAATTGAATGGATTTCCTGAAGGTAAGGAATTTTTGGACACCCATTTTGTCACATATGTAAAAGCCTTCGGGGAGTGTATGTTAAGGCACAAAAACAAACGAATTGAAAATACCGGGAGCGAACCCATGAAGATTGGCTGAGACAACAATAAAAACCTACCGCATCGAATACGACTATCGTCACGTTCCTACTATCCGTGATTTTGCCTTGGATAATTCACGTATTCGTGGCATTATGGGACCATTTGGTTCCGGGAAGTCTTCGGGCTGTGTCCACGAATTGATACGCAGGGGGCATGAGCAACTTCCGGATCGGGATGGCGTTAGGCGTACTCGATGGGCGGTGGTAAGAAACAGTTATCCGCAGCTTCGTGATTCCACCATCAAGACATTCCATTATTGGTACCCTCCCAAGGTATGCGGCGAGTACCGATCCACAACTCATGATTATATCATTGATTGCTTTCCCCGGGTTCAGATTGAAATAGCCTTTCGGGCTCTTGATCGAGAAGAGCAAATATCAAACCTCCTCTCTGTTGAATACACCGGCGCCTGGGTTAATGAAGCCCGGGAAGTTCCATATTCAATTATCGAAGCTCTTGATGGCCGTATTAACCGTTACCCACCCCGTCCCGAAGGCATAGGTGGTGCAACGTGGGCCGGCATCATTATGGATACGAACCCACCGACAAAAACCTCTTGGTGGTACCGTTACTTTGAACTCAATCGTCCAGGAAACGCCCAGATTTTCAAACAGCCATCCGGTTTATCACCCAGGGCAGAAAATTTAGCAAACCTTGCGCCAGATTATTATCAAAACTTGGCAAAAGGTAAGGGCGAAATGTATATTAGGGTTTATGTCCATGGTCAGTACGGATATACTCTCGAAGGCAAGCCGGTCTTTCCAAGTTTTAAGGACAATGTCCATTGTGCTACGCATAAACTCTCACCCCTTAAAGCTATTCCTCTTATCTGCGGAATGGATTTCGGGCTCAATCCGTCAGTTGTTATCGGTCAGATATCTCCCCGCGGACAACTGTTAATCTTGGACGAGCTCACATCTAACGGTATGGGGCTGAAGCAGTTCTGCCGGAATCAACTACTCCCCTTACTCCAATCTGATCGTTACCGTGGTTTCAAACTCACTGGCTATGGCGATCCCTCTGGTTCCAACCGTTCACAGACTGACGAATCAACCTGCTATGACATCCTGCATTCCAACGACATCGGCCTCAACTATATTATCGAAGCGCCAACGAATGCGATCATCCCTCGTATAGGGGCAGTGGAACATTTTCTCAACACTATGGTTGATGGGGCACCGGCGTTTGTCCTCAGCCCCCATTGTGCAGATCTCCGTGAAGCGCTGAATGGCGGATACCATTACAAGAAGATAGCTGGTACTGAAGACAGTTATATGAATGAGCCGGATAAGCGTGGGTATCTGTCGCATATAGCTGATGCTTTAATGTATATGTGCATGTATGTCAGTCAAAAAAGAGAAGACGACGAGCGGTATAAACAGTTCAGGGCTCAGATGGCTGGCAAAACTGTCCATCAATCAGGTGATGGCATAACAGGAATGTAAGAGGTGTGACGATGGATCTTATAGCAGCAATCCAAGGATATTTCTCAACAGGCGGCTTGCTTACCCTTTGCCCGGCAGGATCGGCATGCTGGCCGGCCATCACAGATCCGGTGGTTGAATACCGAGCCCAGGACAGCGATCTTTTAGAATATATAGGACACGATATCGAGAACGTGAGCAATAATTATAAATTACCGAGAAGGGAGAGGGCTTAATGTTCAAATCAGTTTCCATTTATGGTTCATTTAATGCAGTAACCGGCTATGGCATTCATCTCACCAATTTTGTCAGAGAATTGGAAAAACTCATTCCCGTCATCCGCAACAAGCCAGGCGGTGAAGTGAGTATCAGCCTTCTCGACAGTGTCAGTGTCCAATACGTTAAAACTGCATGCCCGTTTCCATCTATCCTTTACAACGTCTGGGAATCAACCCGGCAGCCAGACAAATTCATGGAGAATTGTAAGAAGTTTTATCATCAACTCTGGGTACCCTCCAAGTGGCAGAAAAAATATAGCGTTGAGCAGGGGTTAGAGGATTCGTTTGTGAAGGTGGTGCCAGAGGGCGTTGACCCGGAGAAATACCAACCATTCTTATATGACAAGGATACTTCTGGACGTTTGCCAGAACCTATATTTAATTTCCTGATAGTGGGTAAATGGGAAGACCGTAAGTACACCCGGGAAATGATTCGGGCGTGGCTTGATGCATTTCCAGAGGATAAATTCCCCTATCTTCGTTTGCATGTGAAGGCCGACAACCCTTTTCCCGTGGACCAGTATAAAACCACAGAGCAGCGCCTTAAAGCCTATGGGTTAGAAGACAAGCGTATCATCCCCGTTCACTTCGAGAGCCAGGAATCACACATCAAGCGGCTTCAGGCAGCCGAAGTATATTTATCCTGTTCCCGTGCTGAGGGCTGGAATTTGCCATTGATTGAGGCTTTGGCTTGCGGCATTCCTTCCATCGCACTCGATTGGTCCGGCTCTACAGAGTTCTACCATTTCACTAACCTTCTGGTCGGTGTGGAAAAGCTCATTAAGCCATTCAACGTTTATGGCCAGCCTAATTGCCCTGGCCAATGGGCCGAGCCGAACTACCAAGATCTGAAAGACACCATCAGTGAAGTCTACGAGAAATATTCTTTTTATAAAAAGCAAGCCTTGGCGATTTCCACTGAAACCCGTGAGGAGTTCAGCTGGGCCCAGGCAGCGAAGAAAGCCTATGCGGAATTGGAAGAATTATACAAAACCATAGCTCCCAAAAAGATCATCTGTGAAATTTCCACAGAGGGTGTAAAAGAGACAACGGATGTTGTAAATAACACAATGTTCAGCCATGAAGGAAAGACACGCATTCTGCCAGATCAAGACATCTTTGTTGTCGGCGCATGGCCATCATCCCAGGACCGTATGCAGACCTTAATTGAAACAATCAGCCAGATCAAGGCGCTTGGTTATCCTGTGATGGTATCATCTCATTATCCACTTCCCGCGCCGGTTACTGAATCCGTGGATTACTATATTTTTGACAAGGAAAATCCTTTGTCTGACGATTGGAAACTCACATACTACCGTCAAAATGAACAGGGAGAAATGGAAGCCCGTAAAGGTAACAAGCCGTACCATGCCGTTGCTTGCCTCACCGCCATGCGCAATGCCATTGACTTCTGTAAAGGTAAATTCAGACGCATGTATTATATGGAATTCGACCTTGAGGTAGATCTTCCGGCTTGGTTGGAAAAAACAAAAGATGCAGATGGGATTTGTTTGATAGATTATCAAGGGACTGGTTATCGTTCAGACTTTTTTGCAGGTCCTATAGATTTGTTGGATAAGGTCTTCCCGCGGATACGTAATTGGAATGAATATTCCGCCTATTCAACTGAGAGCGGGTTTATTTTAGAAAATTGGATCAAGCAATACTGGTCAGATTATTACAAAGATGTCCCTATCACCATGATTGAAGATATCTTACTTGGCAATCGTTTCGACCAAGTTGAGCGTGATGTCTGGGGCGATGATGTTTTTTTATGCCATTTTGTTGAGGGTCCATACTTACAGGTCAATGGAATGTCTAATCGTACATATCAAGTTTCTTTTACCACTCCTGAAGATGGCGTTATCTATCGTGCAGAAGCTAAATGCGGCACTTGGGTCCGGCCTTCAATTAAGTTCTTCCGTGAATGGCAAATTGAAGCCAAGCATGAAAATGAGGTGAAATTTTCTCATCAATTTGATGCAGAAAATCAGCGTGTCTTAATCTCTATGGGTTCCAAGGCTTTGGGCGATAATCTTGCCTGGGCGCCATATCTTGAAGAATTCCGTATGAAGCATAAATGCCATTTAATCGCTTCAACATTTTTTAATGGCATGTTCGATTATCCTGAGTGGGAATTGGCTGAACCAGGGGATACTATTAAGAATCTCTATGCATCATTCGAGGTAGGCTGTTATGATGGTCAGCTAAATAAAAATCCAACCGACTGGCGCTTAGTTACCCTTCAGCAAATAGCCACAGACATCTTAGGGCTTCCTTATGTTGTAAGAAAACCTAAGCTCAAGATCCCCGATACGCCCCGTAGAGTGGAAGGCAAGTATATTTGTTTTTCTGAGTTTTCAACCATGCAGCCCAAGCTCTGGAACAAGGAAAACGCATGGCAAAGAACTATTGATTACCTTTGCTCATTAGGGTATAAATGTGTAGCTTTGGGAATGGAATCAAGCAAATTACAGAATATCATTAAACACCATGGCCAGACAATTGAAGAAAGCATTACCGACCTCCTCTACTGTGACTTTTATGTAGGCTTGGGTCACGGACCTTCTTGGCTCGCCTGGGCATTGGATAAGCCGGTTGTAATGATTTCCGGCTTCTCGTTGCCACTTGCGGAATTTGAAAATCCATATCGTGTCATTCGTACTAATGTTTGCCATGGATGTTTCAATGATCCAAAAGTAAAATTTGACCGCGGGTGGGAATGGTGTGAGAGAAAAATGTGGCAAGGTAAAAAGGTGCAGCGTTATGAATGCACCAGGAAAATCACCCCTGATATGGTGATAAAAACAATTGATCAGTTGAGGGCCGACTATAATCTGATATAAGGAGGAATAAGGAATGCAACCAGAAAAACCATCAGTAGATACTTTCATAGCTGGCAGAAGAGTTAGGCCCACAACACCCGACGAAAAAGATAAGATTAAGGAATTGTTTGCCGAATATGACAACCTTGAAAAACGAGATAAGGATGGCATGAGTGTTGACGAACGTCTGTCTACATTCGGTCAGCTTCTTTGGCAATATTGGGAAATCAACCGAGCTTTCAGGCGGCCAAAGGAACTTGAGTGGCTCGAATCGCTTCGTCAGTACAAGGGACTTTATGATCCTGAAATTAAGATAACTCCAGGTCTTTCCAGGGTTTATCCTAAGATCACCCGGTCAAAAGAAAATCAGATTTTGTCCCGTCTTATGGAGATGCTTTTCCCCGAGCAAGACAAAAATTGGGAAATTACTCCATCTCCTAATCCGCAGCTCCTCCCGGAAATTGTTGCAAAGATTGCGCTTTCCTTAATCACAAAAGATGAAAATGGCGAACCAGTTGTCCCCACCCGGGAAGAATTACAGCGTGCCATTATGAAATTTGCCGAAGCCCGTTGTGAACAAATGAGTATTGTCATTGATGGCCAGCTTGAGGAAATGAAGTATCAGGAAGAAGTTAAGAAAGTCCTCCGTTCCGGCATCCGTTATGGCACAGGGCTGATGAAAGGTCCGCTAATCCATAAGCGTGAATCCCGCGAATGGGTGCCCAACGTTCATAGCGGCGAGTACCGTGAAAACGTCAAATCTGAAGATGTACCCTATAAGGAACACACTCGCATTTGGGATTTTTATCCCGACATGTCCACCACGGAGCCTGAGCAGATGGATGGCTGCTTTGAACGTCACGTTTTTACCAAGCATGATCTGCGACAATTGATGAAGCGCACGGATTTCAACGCTGACGTAATTCGTGACTATATGAAGGAGAACCCTGATGGTGATTATACACCAGAGGATTGGGAGGTCGATCTGCAAGCGATTGAGATCGAAGCCGGTACCGGAAAGGAAACTGCCGTATCTGGTTCCCCCGCATCCACCCGCCAGGCTTTTGGTTATCTTCGCAAACTCGGTAAAAAGTACATCGTCCTTGAATTCTGGGGATATGTCGATGGCGAAGATCTATCAGCTTGTGGCGAAACGGTAGACAATCCTGAACTTGAACATGGCGCCAATGTCTGGGTGATGGGTAAACGCATCATTAAAGCCAAGCTCTATGAACGTGCTTTGGAAATGTATAATTTCTTCTATTATGAAAAAGACGAAACATCAATCTTTGGTGAAGGTCTTCCTCGTATCATTCGCCACAGCCAGTTGGCCATCGCTGCCGGCGCTCGTAAAGTACTCGATGATGCAGCAGTTACCGGCCCACAGATCGAATGCAATTATAACCTCATGGTCCCCGGGTCAGATATCTCCGATGTCTATTCTCGTAAAATCTGGTACCGTGAAGGCCGCGGGGTTGAAGCCCAATATCCGGCAGTCCGCATTGTCAATATTGAACCTCACACACAAGAACTATTTACTATCGTCAAAGAGTTCAAAGGTTTTGCAGATGAAGAAAGCTGTCTACCTTCCTGGCTCTTAAATGACAAAAGCGCCAATGTTACAGCTCAGGCTGATTCCGGTGTACGCAGGGATATGATAATCCCCATCAAGGACATCGTTAAAAATTTCGATGCTTTCACCGAAAAAAATATTCGTGACCTTTATTATTGGAACATGGATTTCAACGATGACGAAAACATCAAAGGCGATTACTTAGTGAAGGCTCGTGGGGTAGGTTCTCTTGTAATGAAAGAAATCCGCATGCAAGCCCTTACACAAATGACCGGTACGCTCACAGACGAAGAACGCAAGTACATTCCTTGGAGGGAATTCCTTGAGGAAAAAATGAAAGCCCACGACATCAATATCCAGCTCAAGACTGATGATGATGTTGCTAAAGAAGAACAGGCTAAAGTCGATCAGAGAGCTAAAGAACTTATGTATAAGGATGCGGAAGCCGAAATCGCCAAGAAGAACGCTCAGGCCCTTATTAACATAGCTAAGGCGAAAGAGAAAAACACGCAGGTCGGTCACATGGATGAATTGCACGATGTTGATATGGCCGGTAAGAAAATGGATGTTGCGCAAAAGATGGTTGATACAACCAGTAATGCATATGGGGGTGAGTAATGGGAAAAGAAGACAGAGAGCGAATGCAGAAATTGGGGGAATATATCAGCGTCCTTCACGAAAACAGGGATACTCCTCTAATGTCGTATGTGCTTGCTACGCTTGAGGAGTTAGTGAACCGAGCCCGTGTAGAGAATGATGAAGCAGATCCAACTTATTTGCTCCATAATCAAGCGAAAATACGGGCCTGGAAACAAGTAATCGAATACATAGAAAAGGGGGTTCCTAAATAATGAAGAAAGATAAAGAGGGCATAAGCTGGGATGATATCAAACAGGGCGGTTCGCAGCATTATAAAACTGGCGGTGACGTAGAGCCGATTGATCTTATTAAAGCGTTGGGGATCTTAAAACCTTTCGCTATAGCATCTATCATCAAATATGCATCACGTAATGCCAATAGGATAGATGTAAGTGATACTGACATCAACAAAATTATCCATTATGCACAGATGCTCAAATTCGCCAAGGAGATGTAAATGATCGACATTTTAATCATGATAGCGTTAATGATTATAATATGTTGGTTGACTTTTGATCACGATAATGACGATCATCTTGGCGGAGGGTTTGTGTAGTGGGCAATAAGGCATATCGAGACAGACATCAGGCTATGGGTTTATGCACTAAGTGTCCAAAGCCTTTAGCGCCAAATAGCATCAGTCTTTGTGTATCATGTCTTACAAATAAATTAGTACTGCAACGTACAGCACATTATCACGAAATGCAGAGGGCGAATCGTCGTCGAAGACTTAATAAGGGACAATGCCCAAGATGTGCCAATCCGGTTATCCCCGGGATGACATCTTGCAAGTCTTGCCTAAAGAAGTATAAACAAGGGAAAGTTGGATACAATCGTACAGCCCGGGCAAAATATAAATCAGAAGGACGCTGTATCGTATGCGGTCGATTTTTAGAGGGTCCAGAAAACGTAGTTTGTACTATGTGTAAAGAAAATCACCAGAAGTTAGAATATACATCACTTATTATCAAAGGGGGCAAACGAAATGCAACGAATAGTTAGTGTAATACCAAGAGACTGTAACATACTTTTTGTAGGCGATACACATGAAGGCACTGTTTTTTTTCACGATAAGGGTTTGCGGAAGATCGTTAACCACGTCGAAAAGGACCGTGCGCACAGAAGAGTATTCCATATGGGTGATTGGATAGAAGCTATTCCATCAGATGACAGACGCTATGACAATTCCGCGGCTTTATATAATAACCCCGGGGAACAGGCAGAAGCTATTGTCAAGCGTTTCAAATCCATTAAAAACCAGATGCTTGGCGGGTTACATGGCAACCACGAGCGAGCTTTATATCGTATCAAAAACTTTGCCGATCAAATCTGTAAAGATCTCAACATCCCATATGGTACCGGCATGTGTCGGCTTATATTCAATGATGACAAGGGCCGGCATTTGTTTAATGTCTTCGCTTGCCATGGCTATTGGCTTTTCAAATCCCAGGCCAAAGATCCTGAACAAGAAATGGCTAACAAAAAAGCCTCCATGAAAATGCGGCTAAAAAAACTCATGGGTGATGCAGCAGTCATGTTATGTGGCCATGCACATGAGCTGATTGTAGCTGAACCTGTGGAGCAGCTTTATCTTACAGACGAGCCGTATGGCGTCAAACAACACTATCTGGGGCTTCCAAATAACCTATCCGGCTACATTCCCGTTGACCAACGCTTTTATGGCTGTACGGGGTCTTTACGCAAGAACCAAATGGATGGGTTTACAGACTATGCAGAAGGCTTTCCCCCTGCTGAACTGGGTTGTCTTGATTTGGCCGTAAGAGATGGCAGACCAGCAACTTTAATACCGATGAAGGTTTAATCCATACACCCCCTAAAGCAACCCCTGATTGTGATATTTCGCAGTTGGGGGTTGTGACATCTCACAAACTGGATACTTTTTATCCACCTTCCTTGCGATATTTCACAATTTTCTTGACTTTTTCACAAAAACGTGCTATATGACCGCCATAAAATAGTCGTGTCCTATTTCGGGACACACTTGTTCTTTGGAGGTTTTTATGGCGAATCCTACTGACAGAGGGGCGGCAGGTGAAGACAATAGTTCTTTGGAAAGTATCGAAATCTTTAGTAATGCGTTTGATGAAGCTACGGGAGAGGGCACATCTGGGACAGACGGAACATCCGGGGTAGCGACCGGAGATGTTTCTGATTTCAAAGGTGAGCTTCCCGAGAATTCAGACACTACGCAGTCCACTATGGGGACCCAGGCAGTATCCGGCACGGCTGGAACTTCTGGGACGGTGTCAGCTGACGATGAGAAGGCTGAACAGAAGTACCGAACACTTCAGGGTATCCTCAAAGCGGAAAAAGATAAGTGGGAGCAAGAAAAGGCTGTACGCGATGCTGAAATAGAAAGGCTAAGGGCAGCAGGAACAGCTGGCAGGGCAACTCAAACTCAGACCTTTGACGATCCTTATATGAATTTGTCGGAAGAGGACAAGAAGGCCTTAAAAGAATACGATACGGAATATGACACGGTATCCAAGTTTGAGGCAATCAAGCGCAAAGCTGAATTAGCTGCTTTAGAAGGTAAACTGACAACCAGCATCCGTAAAGAGTTTCAGGAGGCTTTTAATTTCCTTATTCAGTCAATGGCCCCTGTTCTTTCCACCACAGAGCAAATTTCTGATGAACGACATTTTGGCGCCATCAAAAACAAGCATGCAGACTTTGAAAAATATCGTGACGATGGATCTATTGAAACCTGGATCAACAGCAAGCCGAAGTACCTTCGGGACGCATACGTTAGTGTTTATAACGATGGTTCTGCCCAGGACATCATAGATTTGCTCGACACGTTCAAAAAAGAAAATAACATCGGCCCCCCGGTTGTGACTGACGCGGCTGGAACGGCTGGTACTTCTGCTGACCTCAAGCATGACAAGGAGAAAAAGAAAGAAGCCCTAGCTGGCGTACATTCTAAGAGAACTCCTACGAATTATAGCCAGCTTGACAAAGACGATTATGCTGGGGCATTCGATGAGGCAGCGAAGAAATTATCAACTTAATTTAGGAGGTATTCCCCATGCCAATGACCACATACGGTGATATTCAACCAAGAACTGCTGCATTTGTAGCAGCTGACCTTTTGAAGCGTGCCATGCCTTATCTCTGTCTGGAGAAATTTGGACAGTCACATCCGCTTCCGGAACATAAAACAACGTCTATGATTTTTAGACGTTATAATGCTCTTGCCCTGGCAACCACAGCGCTGACCGAAGGCGTTACCCCTGCTGGCAAGAAACTAACCAAAACAGACGTACCCGTTACGCTTGCTCAGTATGGCGATTTTGTGGAGATTACTGACGTTGTTCAGGATACCCACGAAGACCCGGTTCTTCAGGAAGCCTCTGCGGTTATTTCTGAACAGGCAGCCAAGACCGTTGAAACCATCCGGTACAATGTTCTCAAAGCCTGTTCCAATGTCTTTTACGCAAATTCGGTTGCGGCCAGAACTTCTATCGCTACCGCTCTTGTAAGAGCTGATCAGCGAAAGATAGTTCGAGCCTTGGAGCGCCAGGATGCCAACAGGTTGGTGTCCATTGTTCGTTCAACCCCCAATTTCAATACTGAAAATATTCTACCTGCTTTCGTTGGTGTTACTCATGTCGATATGACTACGGACATCCGTTCGATGACAGGGTTTATCAATGTGGCAGATTATGGGAAGGTTTCTCCTTTCGAGACAGAAATCGGTTCCTGCGAAGATGTTCGGTACTTGAAATCCACAATATTCACTCCTTACGGTGGAGCTGGCCTTGCTGGCACAACCACTTATCTGTACTCTTTGAGTTCAGGTGGAACGAATAGCTACGATGTCTACCCGGTCATGTTCTTTGGCAAAGACGCTTATGGTCTTGTCGCCCTTAAAGGTCGATACGCCATTACCCCGATGGTTCTCAATCCTGGTATTCCCAGGGGCGGTGATCCGTTAGGACAGCGTGGTACGGTGTCATGGAAAACCATGCAGACAGCTATCATTCTGAACGATGCGTGGATGGCAATTGGCGAATTTGCTTGTACAGCTTAACATTGACCACATTAAGGAGGTAACAAACCATGACGGATACTTTACTGTATAGCAACACAAAGAAATTTGACGATCCGGCAGTAACTCAGGATGCTGCTGTGAAACGGGTCGATAAAGGTTTTGAGATGGAGGCAATGCGAAGAGCACTTGCCAGCATCACAAACAGGGTCATTCCTACCTCAGCGGGTGGGACGACAGGCACCGGGTATGAGCTCACCGCAGGTTTGGCAGCTGGTTCCGCAGTTGGTTCCATTAAAGCGGCCAACACCTTCAAATATACTATTGATGGCGTGATGTATCAGTACACCGGAAATACCGACATTGCCATCGCAGGTTCTCTCGGAAACGGTACACAGGGTACAGCCACCACCTGTTATTACCTTGTCAGCGTTGGCACCAATGGCACCAGCGGGACAGCACTTGCCGGCAATGGCGGTCTGTACGTAACAAAGGGCAATGAAGGGACTTCGGGGACCGGCGTGTTTGCTTATGCGCTCAATTCCACCCCGTATCTACCGGATTGTCCTGATGGGCAGTGTCCGATAGGGTATTTTTCGGTGATCACAAAAACCACCACACCTTTTGTTCCCGGTACTTCAACGATGGGAGATTCGACAAACTTTACCATCGCCTATGGCGATTTGATAGGGATGCCGATTTTCAAGTACGCTGAAGACTAATAGTTAAATAGTGCAAAATCATACCAGTAGGTCGGGACATTCTCGACTTACTGGTACCTTTATAAACCAATGGAGGCAACACAATGGCTAAAGATGCAAAAGAGGGCGTAAAGCCAGAAGAAAAACCAAAGGTCGAAAAGTTTATCAATCCGCAGGGGCACATCCGGGATAGGATTATTATGCACCAGACAGCTGATATCCCTAAACAGGGTGCATTTATTTCACTCAATGGTTATGCTTTCCAAGCGAAGCCCGGGGAGGCAATCGACATCCCTCGTCCTGTGCGAAAGATGATTGATCTTTGTGTCATCACGGAAATTATTCAGGGTACTGATGAAAAAGGTAACTCTGAAGAATATACTCGTAACCGGCCCCGTTATCCCTATACTCTTGTCGCTGAAGATATAGAGCATCCGGATTCTCCATGGGCAGGTGCTAAACAAGCAGAAGTGGAGGCTCAGGCATAAAATGATAGGCCAGGATCTCGTAGACGAACTGCGGGAAAGTTATCTTGACGATAAACAGATTCCATATCGCTGGCAGGACCTTGAGCTTCTAAAAAATTGTATTCGTGCTGAAGTACAGGCATGTAGACGAGCATATCTTATCATTGACAAGACCACCGTCGCTGATGGGACTGACGGTACATCTGGTGATCCTATATGCCAGTTGACTGTTGTTCCTAATCAAGCAGCTTATACGCTCAGCAAAAAAGTCCTGCAAGTTGAACGGGTAAAACTCGATGGCATGAGTACACCATTGCGTCCACGTACCCGCGATGAACTCGATGCTCTTACGTATCAATGGGATGTTACCCTTGGGACGTCCGGCACTTTTGGAACTGCCGGTGGTGACATTGTTGTATGGCCACAATGGTTTATACACGAAGCCAATAAAGAGTTAGTTTTAGTCAAGACGCCTACCGTTAATAGCGTTGCAAGATTAGTCGTATCCAGGCTGCCGCTTCAAGAATTTACATTAAAAACTGAACCAGAAATAGAGGAACAGCACCATGACGGATTGCTTTTATGGGCCGCTCATCTTGCTTTTCTCAAACCTGATTCTGACACTCAAAACATAGACCTGGCAGCAGTTTATGATAAGGCATTTACAGACAGATTCGGACCAATGCCTGATGCTTATTCCGAAAAGATGAGGAAGATGCTTCCTCGTCAACAGCGAATGAGACCCAGGCCATTTGGTAGTTAATAGGAGAAAATCACATGGCTATCGTAAGACAAAGAAGATTAGAAGAAGACCTTATCTATCGTAGAACTACTGAGTTGCCCAGAAAATTTGGTTCGGATGGTACTTCAGCAGCTGCCGGCAAAAGCGGTACAAGTGCGGTATCGGGGTCATCTGGGTCATCCGGCTCGTCCGGTAGTTCAGGCACAGGCGCATAAGGAGGAAATACATAATGGTTATTAAAAGAATAAGACAACTTGAGGAAGATTTGCTTAACCAGACTACAATTGAGTTATCCGCGGTTGCCGGTACGTCGGGGACTTCTGGCAGCTCCAGCACCTCCGGATCGTCAGGGACAGCAGGATCATCCGGTACTTCGGGTTCATCTGGAACAAGCGGAACTTCACATCCATAATAGCGTATGAGTTACGCCACTGAGCCGGCTAAAATAGGAGGCAGTATGTGCAGTATTCGGATAGAAATATTGGGTGATGAAACTTATACGGTTGAAGTCACCCTTGAAAAACCTGCCGATGGAAATAAAAAAGAAGATTACCCCCGACATGTGTCTAAGGAATTTTCTGCTCAAGACATCGAGGAAGTCAAAAGTCTTATAGACGAGTATCTTCCTCATCTAAAACCACGGGCAGAAGTTGCAGAGTTTGATGAGGCTTTCAGTCAGGCCACCAAAGATTAAAATGGGGGACATCGGCTATGTTAAAAAACTTTGCCCTTACTCGGGGGGATGTCGGTAACTATACCATCACCATTACGGATGGCAACACTCCGTATGATATTTCCAATTGGTATGTCATATTCACATTAAAGACATCCTACGATCTGCCTGACACTGATTTAACTTTTCAGAGAATCATTGGTCCAGGGCAACACTCAGATCCCGTCCATGGGATTACTACTCTAACTCTTCACCCTATTGATACGGCTTTGCTTGCATCCAGAATTTATGATTACGATCTTGTGGTCATTACAGATGCTGGTGATCCGTACACCATTTTGAAGGGCAAGTTCGATTTGCAATATGACGTTAATTGGGATCATACCACATCCGGTACAGCTGGAACTGCTGCTACGATTCCATAAGGAGGATAGATATGGCAAACCATACTTTAACATCTAACTCGGGAGTTGTAACTGGCTCCGCTGGAAGTGCCGGTACGGGTGTTATAACTATTACATTTCCGGCCATCTATAATAAAAAACTTGGTGGATTTTTATATGTTCAGATGTACGGTACCTGCGCCTTAGTGTTGACCCCGAACGTTATCAATAAAAGGCTAAGTGGCACAGCTCAGTACAATGTTGGTTTTGGAACAGCTGGTGTCTTAGGCAGTTTCGGGACATCAAACATTACCATCGGAGGAGGCAATTGGAATACTCGAATTCCTCTTCAGGTTACACCAAATGAAAATTCAATCGTTATTAGCGCTGCTTTTGGAGCAGGGTCTGGTGGTGTAGCTGTTATAGATTACGAGGCCCAGGGAGATTTCCAATAAACCCGAAAGGAGGGCAGGATGTATCCAGCATTTGTTCGTGTACGAGTGTGGACGAAGGCACAGTTGGTTCGGGTGTTCGGTCCTCATTGGAGAAATTCAGTATGGGCTTGCCTTGCTGCGTTACCACAGGTTTCTCCATATATCACCCAATATTTAACATCGGTCCAGGTTCCGCAAAAATATCTTAACCTCATAACTTTAGTATGCGGCTTATGTTGTGTTTTTTCATCGGCATCAAGCAAAGTTGATGTTTCGGTAGAAACTGGAGGGCATTAAGATGTTGGCTTTTTATAACCTTATTCCCAAATGGCTGCTTCTTATTATGATAGCGGCTCTTTTAGTGTCTGGTATTTTTGTTGGCATTAAGATGGAGTATTACAAAATTGATAATGCCAAACTGACCAACGATAATAAGATTTACGCTGACAACGAAAAAGTATACCAGGCTGAATTATTAACGTGTCAGCAAAGTCTTCAGGCTGAAGCGAACAATGCTCAACGGACTGAAGCAATTCACAAGGATACATCTCAGTATAATGATGAAATTAAACAGATTTGCGTGAAGGAGGAGGGCAATGAAAAAACAGATATTAAGGATGCAATTGCTGAGAGCAATAAGTTGTCTGTTCGTTTTAATTCTGCTGGGCTGCGGGGCGCCGACCAAAGTGATCAAAACGGAGCAAGTGGTAAATTGTACGTGGCCCCTTCCACCTACTCTGACTATGACCCCGGACACGGCAACAGTGGCGCAAACGATCCAGGACCTATTAAAAGACAAAAATAATTTAATTGATTATGCCTTGGCAGTGCAGTCCACCAAAAAGTGTTACGATGAAAGTCTAAAAAAGGGTCAAGGTAAATAGTTATGGATTCAGCAACCGTGGCTAACGGAGCTACTCAAATTGTAAATGGTACAGTCGCTTTTCATCCTCTAATGACATGGAATTTATTTCTAACCATTATACTCGTTCCTGCC